GGTTAAGAAAACTACTATCAGTAGACTTAACAAGGGTAAGAAATGGAAATACGGTTACGATAAAGAACACGATATTATAGTGTTATCTCAAAACGGACAAATAGGTGAGATAATAGAAATACAAGGGCTAGTTATTGCGCTACCAAAAGCTCCTAAAGAAGTATACAGAGATCCGAAGAACAAATGGGTGAAATTCGAGTATCCCAAGGAGTTGCAAAGAATTAAGAATATATTCGATTGGAGGAATTATCCGGAAAGCAGTAAAGAAAAATGGTACGATTACATAGATCAAGAATTCACAAGAAGGGAGGAGGGTTTTTGGTTCACGAATAATGGTAAACCAACCTGGATAACAGGTACGCAATACATGTACTTGCAATGGAGTAAAATTGATGTAGGTGCTCCAGATTTTAGAGAGGCAAACAGATTGTTTTATATATTCTGGGAAGCTTGTAAAGCAGACAAAAGATGTTACGGAATGTGCTACCTTAAAAATAGACGTTCTGGATTTTCTTTCATGTCATCAGCGGAAACGGTTAATTTAGCCACTCTTGCCAGTGATAGTAGATTTGGTATATTATCTAAAACTGGATCAGATGCAAAAAAGATGTTTACGGACAAAGTTGTTCCTATATCAATTAATTATCCTTTCTTTTTTAAACCTATCCAAGATGGTATGGATCGTCCTAAATCAGAACTTGCTTATAGAGTACCTGCTAGTAAGTTTACAAGAAAGAAAATGTCAGCTACAGATGGTTTGGAAGAAATCGAAGGCTTAGACACGACGATTGATTGGAAAAATACCGGAGACAATAGTTATGATGGTGAAAAGTTAGCATTATTAGTACATGATGAAAGTGGTAAGTGGGAGAGACCCGATAATATTTTAAATAACTGGAGGGTTACAAAAACATGTTTACGATTAGGTAGTAGGATTATTGGTAAATGTATGATGGGCTCAACTTCAAACGCTTTAGATAAAGGTGGAGAAAACTTTAAAAAACTATACAATGCCTCAGATGTCACGAAGCGAAATAGAAATGGTCAGACAAAGTCTGGATTATACTCTCTTTTTATCCCAATGGAATGGAACTACGAAGGGTTTATTGACGAGTATGGAATTCCAGTATTTACTACTCCTGATATCGATAGATTCACACCAGACGGTGAACTGATAGATGTAGGTGTAATAGATAACTGGCAAAACGAGGTAGATGGTCTAAAAGACGATCAAGACGCTTTAAATGAGTTCTACAGGCAATTCCCTAGAACTACAGAGCACGCATTTAGGGATGAGACTAAAGGAAGTATATTTAACTTAGTTAAGATATACGAGCAGATAGATTATAACGAAGAACTGTCTAGAACTCTAGGAATTACAACAGGTAATTTTCAGTGGGTCAATGGGATTAAAGATTCTCAAGTAATATTTTATCCAGATCCAAAGGGTAGATTTAAAGTTAGCTGGGTTCCACCTCAACAGCTACAAAACAGGATAATACTTAAAAACGGTATTAAATATCCTGGCAATGAACACATGGGAGCTTTTGGTTGTGATAGTTACGATATATCAGGTACAGTGGATGGGGTTGGATCAAAAGGAGCTTTACACGGTCTAACTAGATTCAGCATGGAAGATGCTCCGGCTAACAGTTTCTTTTTAGAATACTTGTCTAGACCACCAACGGCCGAGATGTTCTTTGAGGACGTTCTAATGGCTTTAGTATTTTACGGGATGCCTATACTCGCAGAGAACAACAAACCTCGTCTCTTGTATTATCTGAGGCGTAGAGGATACAGAGGGTTTAGTATGAATAGACCAGATAAAATATGGAACAAGTTGTCCGTTGCAGAAAAAGAAGTAGGTGGTATACCTAACTCTTCAGAAGATATTAAACAAGCTCACGCAGCGGCGATTGAGATGTATATACAAGATCACGTTGGAATGAAGCAAGATGGAACGTTTGGTGATTTGTATTTCAATGAGCTACTAAACGATTGGGCAAAGTTTGATATAAACAAAAGAACAAAGCATGATGCATCGATAAGTTCTGGTTTAGCTATTATGGCTAACAACAGACATTTATATGCACCAAACGCCAAGATAGAAAAACAACCATTAAGTATATATATTTCAAAATATTCAAATACTGGGGGTATGTCTAAAATAATTAAAAAATAAGATGAATAGACGAACTACAAATAATTTCTTTCCTAGCCAAGTAGTTAGTGATGCCGAGAAGATTAGTTATGAATACGGTTTAAAGGTTGCTCGTGCTATTGAACGAGAGTGGTTTGACAATAGTTCTAATGGTAGTAGGTATAATAAAGGATTAAATAATTTTCACAATTTAAGACTGTATGCTAGAGGTGAGCAATCTATACAAAAATATAAAGATGAATTATCTATTAATGGTGATTTATCATATCTAAACTTAGACTGGAAACCAGTTCCAATTATACCTAAGTTTGTTGACATAGTTGTTAACGGAATTGCAGAGAAACTATATGATATAAAAGCATACTCACAAGACCAAGCTGGAGTTAGCAAAAGAACAGCCTACATGGAGCAAATCCTTGATGATATGGCAATGAAAGATTTTGATGCGGCTACAAAAGAAGGTTTAAATATAGACCTGTCAAAAACACCAAAAGAAGAACTTCCCGACTCAGAAGAAGAGCTAGCATTACACATGCAACTTAACTATAAGCAAGCTGTTGAGTTAGCTGAGGAGGCGGCTTTAGGCGTTTTGTTTAAAGGCAATAACTACGATTTAATAAAAAGAAGGTTCTACCAAGATTTAACAATACTGGGTATTGGAGCTGTAAAAACTTCTTTTAACACGTCTGAAGGTGTGGTTATAGACTATGTTGATCCGGCTAACTTAGTTTATTCGCATACAGAATCACCATATTTTGAGGACATATACTATGTTGGCGAGGTAAAAGAAATTCCAATTAACGAGTTGGTTAAAGAATTTCCACATTTAGAACACGAAGACTTAGAGGAAATATGTAAAAAGAATAGTGCTTATAGAGACATGGGCCGTAGAAATCGTGATAACGATAATAACAAAATTCAAGTACTATACTTTAACTATAAAACTTATATGAACGAAGTTTATAAGGTTAAAGAAACAGCTAGTGGTTCTGCTAAAATAATAAAAAAAGATGATAAGTTTAATCCACCAGTAGATGTAGACTTTAAGTTTTCTAAATTACAAAGAGCTATCGAGTGTTTATATGAAGGAGCGTTAATCCTTGGTACTGATAAATTACTTAAATGGGAGATGGCGAGGAATATGATGCGTACTAAAAGTGATTACACTAAAGTTAAAATGAACTATGCTATCTGTGCACCAAGAATGTATGAAGGACGAATAGAATCACTTGTAAGCAGAATAACTGGGTTTGCTGACATGATACAACTAACTCATTTAAAACTTCAACAAGTATTATCTAGAATGGTTCCTGATGGTGTTTATTTAGATGCAGACGGTTTGGCTGAAATAGATTTAGGTAATGGAACAAACTACAATCCACAAGAAGCGCTTAACATGTACTTTCAAACAGGTTCTGTTATTGGTAGATCGTTAACTCAAGATGGTGATCAAAACATGGGTAAAACACCTATACAAGAAATATCTAATAGTAGTGCTGCTGCTAATAAAATGCAGGGGTTAATCAATACTTACAACTACTATTTACAAATGATTAGGGATACAACTGGTTTAAACGAAGCTAGAGATGCTTCCACACCAGACGCTAAATCGTTAGTTGGTATACAAAAAATGGCTGCAGCAAACTCAAATGTAGCTACAAGACATATCTTACAGAGTGGTATGTTCTTAACAGCAGAAGTTGCTGAATCATTATCTTTAAGAATATCTGACATACTAGAATATTCTCCAACAAAAGATGCTTTCATACAATCTATAGGCGTTCATAATGTTGCTACATTAAAAGAGATGGCAGAGTTACACTTATACGATTTTGGAATATTCTTAGAGTTAGCACCAGATGATGAAGAAAAACAAATGTTAGAAAATAACATACAAACATCTATACAGCAAGGATCAATAGACTTAGAAGATG